GTTGCCGCTTTTGCTGCGACGAATAATGCATCGGTGTTAAAACCTGATGTGTATGCTGCGTTTGCCATGATAGTTTTCCTTTATCTAATTTAAATCAAGCCACGTTGTTTGGCTTGGGCATATAGTTTTCTATGTTCAGGATTGCTTAGGTCCATTTTAGAAAGATCAAAACCATCAACAGCATTACTGCCTTGACTGCTTTTAGTATTAGCGGTTGCAGGTGTAGGTTGTACAAAATGCGGATTCGCATCTAAGAATTCTCTAACAAGGTCGTCAACACCAATAGGTGCTCCTGAATCATTGTAGCGAACTGAACCTGTATTATCAACTACTTCTACATCACCATCTTCATTAAGTCTTACATTTCTTGCAAGTAAATTTTGCACCTGCTCTGGGTTAACACTTTTATATTTTGCCGCTGTGTTTAGCAACGGTGTGTTGACCTTGTATTCCTTAATAATACTGTCTCTCTTTTGGATTTCACTATCCTTTTTTGAAGCAAGTTCTTGTAGAGTCTTTTCAAACTCTCCACGCTTGAGTTGTTCTTCTTGTCTGCGCTGTTCTTCAGCGGTTTTAAGTTGTTTCAACTCTGTAGGATCACCTAAGCCTTCATAAGGTTTAAGCAGTTTCTTTTCCAACGATCCGCGCATACGGGCCATCATATTATCAACTTCTTCCTGTGTGTAAGATCTTGTTTCTTGAGCCTGATTTTCAGTTTGTGCTGCTGCATCAGTTGCAGTGTTTGTAGCCAATGTTTCAGTATGGTCCATTGTTAACCTCGCCTCCTTGTTAGAGTATGTTTGTTGTACAGTTATTTAGCAGATTGCTTAATAATCGTATTATTTATGCTGGTTATTTGCCATAACCTTTTTTCTTGGGTTTCTTCTTGGTGCCTTTGCCGCGACCCTTAGATGGTTTATAATTTTTCATTTGCTTCTCCTTGTGATGCTCATTCTTGTGCGAACGCCTCGCTTCTTGAGTTGCGTTTGCGTTATTCTCATACCTTTGTTGAAGCTACTTGAACTTCTAGTAAGAGTTCTTCCACCGCCTCGTGCATAACGTGCTCCTGCACGATGTCCATCGCAGGCGCCTTTGCATTGACTTTTGTAATAGGTTGCCATCTTACTCGCCTGCGGTCAACAGTGCTGCCTTGGCTGCATCAATATCCGCTTGATTTATTTCAGGATGAAGTTGCAGTATTTCACTGTCAGTGTAGCCTTGCATGATCATCTCTTGAATGTGTGGCGTTTTGTTGTCAGCAGTTAGAGTGGGATGTTGCATTTCTTCTTCTTCAACATATTCAACGTCCATCCAGTTTGCAATTTTTCTTGCAACTGCCTTTTGAATCTGTAGGTCATTGGGTGCTGCTTCAGCTGCTATTTTGAGTTGATTGATTTCACTTGCAGTGTCACGAATGTTAAAGCTGCCTGGATAGTTGATTTCACCTGTCCACTCACGGTTTAGATAATCACACACAATACGCCATATGTTCTCTTCAGCAAGTTCTAGGCTGTTGGCTTTGTTTGACAAGCGACTGTTGAGCAGTTGGAATTCTGTTTCCATTGCTACCCCACTCATTGTGCGACTTTCTGTTGCACGGACTGCTCCAGTGTTGGCTAGTTTGTCAATTGCATTGGTTGCATGATTGATTGCAGTGTATATTGATTCAACACTTGCACCATTAAACTCTAATAGGTAAGGTTTAAGTGCTGGATCCATTGAGTCGTCCATGTGTATGATTGAACCTGCACCAATGCCTGCGTTGGTGTCTGCTGTCTTTACTAGGCTTGGGTGAGTGTTGAGTCTAATGCTTTGTTCAACTTCACTGGTGCTGTTGTAGATAAACTTTTGCAAATCTGCAATGTCTGAGATATCACTAAGTCCAACGCCACGTAGACTTGAACGCTGGTTGTAGGCAATAACTGCTGGAATGTATCCAAGCTGATTGTCTTCAAGTATTTCTTCAATTATCCCATTTTCTTCTACATCAACAGTTGTGGTTTTAATAGCTACAGGTGTCCACTCTTTGATTACTTTGACACTGCCGTTTACATCTTCAAGATATTTGAAATAGTCCAAACTGTAGCGTCCGCTGGGCTGTCTAGCATATTCCCAGTCAAGCACTGTGAGAGGTGTTAGCATACTTAGATATGGACGCACGCCTTGATCACGTTGATCCGCTAGTGTAAGTGCATTTACGTTGGCTTGTGTAACCATTACCCAGGCATGTCCATACACACTGATCCAAGTGTGTAGATCATTCATAAACTGATCCATACTACGGTTTTCAAAGTCACAGTCACGTAGGAATTCACGTGTTTCTGTCATGCCCTCTATCAAACCAAGCTCACGCTCAGGTGGTGTTCTAAACAAGAAACTGTTGTAAACACTAACAGTTGACTGGCAGTGATTCTCTAGGGGTGTTGTCAAACATCTTGCCATATACTCAGCATGGCTTTCATTAACGTAACGTGTTAGGTGTCCAGCTTGTGCGTATTCTTCGCCACCAATATAGCTTTCTAAATAGTACATCCAACGGTCTTGCAGTTCATGATAAACACTATTTCCTGATAATAGCCCATCAACTTCATTTTGTATTGTATCTGTTATATTCATTTTTGTTCCTTAAGATATTCTATGTCCCCAACGGGCAGGTTGCTCTGTTTGCGCGACTGTTTTTCTAATTGGATACATATACGCCACGCAATAACTCAGGGCATCAAACATATGGTCATACCCCGAGTCTTTGTCTGGAACCATAGTACCTTCTTTAAACTGATGTTTGTCTAAACACTCTATCGTATATTTAGCTGAGTTTGTTATATAGAGGTTAATTTTACCCTCTGCCGAGCGAAAACGTGCGTTAATAGCGTTTATTCTATCTCTTACAGGGTCATGCTTGCGCGGTGCTTTGACTATGAATCCTGCATTTTGTAGTATCAAGTGGTCACTCATGCCACTGCTTGATGTTTGTCTACGACTGCCACTGGGGTCAGGATAAACAAACACTTTTGAATTTGGATATCTACGTTTGATTTCCATGCTCATTTCGTCTGTGTTTGAGGCAAACATCTGTATTTCATCAATCACTGTGAGTGTTTGTGCATCCATTTGAACACTTATGGTTGCCACAGCTGGGTTAATGTTGAAGTCCATGCCCACGTGTATGATACTAGTGTTTACTTCTTTGGGTTCGTCTATTACATGAACGTCTCTGGCAAATGCCCATGCTACTCTGTTTTCATATGTTTCAAACGTAGCCATAAACTCTTGATTAAACTGTCGCTCGCTCATGTCCTGACGTGCAGCCGCTATTTCTTGCTCAGTAACAAAACCACCTTGAATTGTTGTGAATTGAAATGCACTCCAGTCTGTAAGTTCTTTTGCACTAACGTACAAGTCATAGAATGGATTGCTTTTGCCTTTGGGTGTGCCAATAAACAGTGCACCTCCTTGTTGATCCGCAAGTGCAGGACGAACAATCTCACCCCATAAGCTCTCCAGTTTGCATTCAGCAGCTTCATCTATAACAGCATAGCTTAGACTTACACCACGCAGTTTGTCTGGATCTTCTGCGCCTTTTAGGCTTATGGTGCTGCCATTTTTCAACAGTATGCTGAGTTCGCTTTCGTTTATTTTCTTTACCCATCTTAGATCCAATAGTCGTCTTTTGAGTGGCTTCCACAGAATCATCTTAGCCGCTCTATAACTTGTGGTAATGTAGAATATCTCTTGGTTGGGTTGTCTTGCACGGTAACAGATTTCACGCATACTCAAATAGGTTTTGCCAAAGCGTCTACCTGCTACAACTACCTTGAAACGACTAGAGTTGTCTGCTATAGTTTGCTGTGGAGTACTAAGCTTCATAGTCCCTCAACGTAGGTGTTTATTTTATAGATTAATCGTTCAGTTTCAGTGAGACGATTGTTTAGTTTTTGATGACTCTCTGCAAGTTCCTCTACGAGCTTTGCAACTTCATTGTGGGCGTTAATTAAATCGTTAAGTGTTCGCTCATGCTTGTGTAGTATGTCATATGGATCAAAGTCATCATTGAACATCACGGTTCCTCTTTTTAATATCACTGAAGTGCTTGCGTCTAGGTACTATTTCAACATTGTTTAGGTGCCATCCAAGTTCAGGATCTTGCTGTTGCAAGCACAAACTGTCAGCACTTCTGCCACGCTGTAACCATAGTTCATTGGTCCATAGTTCAAACCATTCCGCTTGACTAAGTGAATACGCTTCACCGCGGTAATTAGCTTGTGCTTTATGCTTGAGGTATCCATAGTGTTTGTCATGTTGTATTGGACAGGGTCCGCTTGCCCACGCATCAGGATTTGGATTGCGTCCTCGTTTGCCTGGACCGCCTGTTGATTTAGGAGCGTATCTAAGTTTATAATTCATTGTTTTTGCCTTTGAGTTTATAGCTTGGTGAATATGTTCTACGACGTCCTTGAGGCATAGAGCGCCATCCTGCATTGTCTGGTGTCCAGCCTTTGCTCCAGTCGTCTCTACAGAATTGATCCGTGGGGTTGGGTCTTGGTCCTAGTTGTGCAAGCCAAACGTCAAAGTCTTGCCAGTCAGGATGTATGTAAGTCTCAAGTTCACGTGCTTTGTTGAATGCGTTGTACCATATACGCCATTCTGTTAGGTATTCTGCTCTAAGTGTGTTCATACAAGTATTTATACAAATACGTTATTTACTCGTGAAAAAAGGCTCTACTGAGCCTTTTTAATGTAACCTAGTGGTGTACCGCCTGGATCGTATATTACTATTCTTTCACTTGCACCACAGAAACTTGGAGCAGCGGTGTGATTAATAGCTGCTTGCAAGCATGGGTCCTGACTGTCATAGTATTGTGCAATAGTGTTACAGCCTGTGAGACTGAGCATTACAAGTAAAGCAAAGCCTAAGGTTTTCACGCTGAGTCCTCTTCATTCCAAATATATTCAGCATAGTTTTTAGGAAACTTGCTGTTAGGATATTTTGTTTCAAATGCTCGCCAACAAGCATCAAAACCTTCTAAATCAAAGTATTGAATCATATTCATAAAGTCTATTTGGCTACCTTTGGTCATTACGCTGTCTCCACTACTGTTGAATTATCAATGAGGTCCTGCAATGCGTAAACATCTTGTTCTGCTTGAATAG